GTTGTGTAAGTTGCCATCTACATGATAGACTAGCGTCTGAGCCGAGTACTTGGATTTAAAACCACATCGATCGCATGTGGTTTTTTTCTTATAGCCTGCCGCTTGCCAACGAGCCACTGCTGGTTTAATACGACGTTTTTTCTTTATACAAGCGTCACAGCGTGTTCTATAGTGTGCTATACCGTCACGATAGTAGTTAACAGCACACGGTCGTTGACTACAAGCGGTGCAAATAGGTCTTTTCATGGTTTATTTACCAAAAAACCTTTGCCAAAGGGCAACATAATACTGGTTTTTGTTATTAGGTGCTAAATATTAGCAACTAGGAAAAGGACCATACCATGGCATTAACATCTCCAGGCGTAGAAGTAACGATCATTGACGAAAGTCAATACATCCCTGCTGCTACCAACTCAGTACCATACATTCTATTGGCAACAGCTCAGAACAAGGCCAGTGCAGCCGGAGTAGGCGTAGCACCCGGAACACTTGCTGCCAACGCCAACAGAGTATATTTAATTACAAGTCAGCGTGATTTAGCCGCTACATTTGGCAACCCATTCTTCTATAAAACAACCGCTGGTACTCCTATCAACGGTTACGAATTAAACGAATATGGATTATTGGCTGCTTATTCAGCGTTGGGTGCTAGTAACCGTGTTTATGTTCAACGTGCGGACATTGACTTAACTGAGCTAACAGCTTCGTTGTCACGTCCCACTGGTTCTCCCAATAATAACACATACTGGTTAGATACAACCAATTCACAATGGGGAATTTTTGAGTGGAATCAAACCACTGCTGCCTTTACAGTTAAAACTCCTATTGTAATTACTGATACAGCACAACTGGAAATTTCCACAACTGTTCCACTACAAACAGTGGGCAGCATTGGTGATTATGCTATAACTGCTACCAGTACATTTAATCCTGGCTACTACAAGCGTGGCGGCCCAACATCTACACAAACCAGTTCCACAACACTATCTGATCTGTACAACACATGGGTATTGGTTGGCAGTGACGATTGGAAAACAGCTTGGCCCACAGTAGCCGGTACATTGGCTCCAACTTCGCTAACAGAAGCCGACACATTTACTGTAAATGGATCAGTAATTACTGTTCCAGCTAGCCCCAACAACACAGTAACTGGTGTAGCTACAGCAATCAATGATGCTGCTATTACTGGCGTTTATGCCGCTACAATTGGTGGCAGATTGTACATTTATGCCGACTCGTCTGCTGGTACTACTGCCGGTGGATCTGTTACACTAGCCACTGGTACTGGTACACCGCTAACCACACTAGGTATGACAGCAGGTGAATCTTATGCTCCGGCTTTCTTGGCTGCACCTAGTTATCAGGCACCACGTTGGGGTTCTACACAAGCTCAACCTCATCCTACAGGCAGTGTATGGCAAAAGATTTCCGCAGTCAATCAAGGCGCAGCACTATCAGTTAAAAAATACAATGCTACACTAGGATTGTTTGTACAACAGGCCTGCCCATTATACCTAACTGAACCGGATGCAATTTATGCGTTAGACCCTAGCGGTGGTGGCGCAAATATTCCTGCCGGATCAACATTTGGTCGAGTTGATCCACTTTTTAATACTACCAGCGGCATTACAATATTTGAAAGATTTATTACTGGTGCTACTGAAATCACAGGTGATACTGACACTCCTGGTCCGTTTGTAATAGGAAACACATTTGACATTATTGCCACACAGCCTGGTACTGCTAACCTAACAACTGTTACAGCTGAATTGCTAGGTACAGATGTAGCTGACTTTATTGCCGCAGTTAGTGCTGCTAACATTCCTTATGTCAGTGCTACTACTAATAGTGCAGGCGCCATTGTTATGACACACGCTACTGGCGGTAATATTGTTTTGATTAATGGCACAGGAACTCCAGTTACTGCTGCTGGCTTTAACACCAGCGTCCGCGGAGTTAGCACATTCTATGCTAATGGAGCTCCGTCCGGATTAATATTAAGCAACTGGGTAACTGCTCCAACATTTACATATACTGCCAGTGACGATGCTCCTGATCAGGATCCTACAGATGGTACACTATGGTACTATAGTGCAACTGATCAAGTGGACATTATGATTCAGGATAACGGCACATGGCAAGGTTATCAAAACGTAACCAACGACGTTCGCGGTTACGACCTTAGCTTAACTAACGCTACTGGTCCTATTATCAGTGCTACAGCACCAACAACACAAACTGACGAATCTGAATCTCCATTGGTCTATGGTGACTTGTGGATTGACACTAGCGACTTGGAAAACTATCCTGTGATTAGTCGTTGGGAAAGTGTAAATGGTACAGATCAGTGGGTACCACTTGACAACACCGATCAAACCACATCAAACGGTGTGTTGTTTGCTGACGCTCGTTGGGCACCTAACGGAACTACAGATCCTATCACCGGCGACTTCCCCACAATCACCAGTTTGTTGACCAGTGATTACCTAGATTTGGATGCGCCCGAATCTACACTATATCCCCAAGGTATGCTGTTGTTTAACACACGCCGTTCAGGATTTAATGTTAAGAGCTTCCAAGTTAACTACTTTAACGCTGAGTCGTTCCCTGATGATACATTACCAGCAGAAAAAAATGCATGGGTAACAGCCAGCGGATTGAAGGCTAATGGTGCTCCGTACATGGGACGTCAAGCTCAACGTGCAATCATTGTTGCTGCACTCAAGTCAAGCATTGACACCAGTACTGATATTCGTGAAGAACAGCGTCAATTTAACTTGTTGGCATGCCCTGGATATCCTGAGCTAGCACCTAACATGATTGGCCTCAACAACGAGCGCTCCAATACAGGCTTTGTTATTGGCGATACTCCGTTGCGTTTAGACCCACAGGACATTCTAACATGGGCCAGCAACAACAACGGTTTAGGTTTGCCTACTGAAGACGGCCTAATCGCTGCTGACGAGTATATGGGTGTGTTCTATCCCAGTTGCCAAACAACTGATCTAACTGGTAGTGCCGTAGTAACAGCACCAAGTCACATGATGATTAGAACAATTATTCGCAGTGATGAAGTATCGTTCCCCTGGTTTGCTCCAGCTGGAACACGCCGTGGTGTAGTTGACAATGCACTGCAATTAGGTTATATCAACTCAACTACTGGCGAGTTTGAATCCTTAGGTGTACGTCAAGGATTGCGTGATGTATTGTATGAAAATTCTATCAACCCAATTACGTTTATTCCTGGTGTTGGTATTACTAACTTTGGTAACAAGACATCCACAACGCTTACCACCGCAATGGACCGCATTAACGTGGCACGCTTGGTGGCATTTATTCGTGGACGATTGGATATTATCGGTAAGCAATACTTGTTTGAACCCAATGATCAAATTACCCGCAATCAAATCAAGAACGCTATCGATGGCTTGATGATTGACTTGGTGGCCAAACGTGCTTTGTATGACTATTTGGTTGTTTGTGACCTGACTAACAACACACCAGCACGTATTGATCGCAATGAATTGTATGTTGATATCGCTATTGAGCCAGTTAAGGCTGTTGAGTTTATCTACATTCCAGTTCGTATTAAGAACACAGGAGAAATTGCTGGAGGAGCAGTTTAAAAGGGAGTGGAAACACTCCTTTTTTGACCAGACTCAACTAGCATAAATAACAGTATATAGGAGAATAGCAAATGGCCGTATCATCGCTAAGTAGAATGACAGTTCCTTTGGCCAGTGACCAAAGTGCTTCAACGCAGGGCGTGTTGATGCCCAAACTCAAATATCGCTTTAGAGTGATGTTTGAGAATTTTGGAGCCGCAAACAATGCAGCACCTGTAACAGAATTAACTAAGCAAGTAATTGATTTTACTCGTCCCAGTGTTGAATTTGCACAAATTGATTTGCCAATTTATAACTCAACAATTAAAATGGCTGGCAAGCACACATGGGCTGATGTTACATGCAACTTGCGTGATGACGCTGGTGCAAATGTACAGAAACTAGTTGGCGAACAACTACAGAAACAATTAGACTTCATGGAAATGGCGTCTGCTTCTGCTGGTATTGACTACAAGTTTATCACCAAGTTTGAAGTGTTAGATGGTGGTAATGGTGCAGTAGAGCCAATTGTGCTCGAATCGTGGGAGTTGTATGGTTGCTATCTAAAATCAGTAAACTACGGCGATGCCAATTATGGCACAAGCGAAGCAATGACCATTGCTTTGAACATCACTTTCGACAACGCTAATCAGATTATTGGCAGTGGTGTTGGTACAGCAGGAACGTTAGTTGGTCGTGCAGGAGACGTTGCTACTGGCGTAACTACTGGCGTCTAATGAGTTTTGGGCAAGACTTCCTAAAAGGTTTTATTGGCGATAACGGGTTAAGGGATTATGACCACGCTGATAAAACCTTTCGTACGAATGGATACGAACTTGCTCCTAGACTCAAGTTTTTATATCACACATATTTTAATTTAAATACCGCTGCTATACCATCATTGGATACTGATGCTATACCCAGTATCGGCCTGTCAGTAAAAACAATTGATTTGCCAAGTTATCAAATTTCAGTTGACACACTAAATCAATACAATCGTAAACGACTGGTTCAAAGCAAAATTGAATATCAGCCTGTACAAATTACTTTTAATGACGACGGCGGCGATTTGATACGTAATTTATGGTATCAATACTTTAATTACTATTACAAAGATCCCGTAAACAAATACGAAGGTATACCCAATACCAGTGGAACCAGCGGTAATCAAGCAACCACTCCAACTGGTTTTAGTTACAATAACAGCGACACTTATAATGACGATCGCTTTGTAAACGATTGGGGCTATGCAGGCGAATCATACTCTGATGGTACATTTAGTCAATCTGGAAAGCCAAAATTCTTTAAAGATATTAAAATTTATGGCTTGAATCAACACAAGTTTGCTGCTTATGTGTTAATCAATCCTATGATCACTGACTGGCGTCATGACACTTATGACTACAGTCAAGGTGGCGAGATAATGACGCACACAGTTACCATACGCTATGAAACTGTTAAGTATTATTCAGGTGCAATTGGTGCATCACGTCCAGATACTAATGTAACAGGATTTGCTGATCCCAATCGTTACGATCAAATTAGAAGTTCGTTGGCTCGCCCCGGAAGTCAGGCTACTGTCCTGGGGCAAGGTGGCTTGTTGGATGCTGGCGTGGGTATTATGGAAGATATTCAAGCATTGGCAAGCGGCCAAGGCAGCTTGGTTAATGTTATTGGTGGCGTACAAAAAGCTCTCAACGTCAACGCTACATTGAAGAAAAATTCAATTGGTGATCTTGTTAGAAATGATGCTAAGACTATAAAGCAGGATGTACTACGAAACAGCTTGCCTGGCGCAATGCGTAATGCAGCCAATTCTGCTAACAGTATGTTATTTCCCACTTCGCCCAAAGGAAAAACTGAATGAGCACCATTAATGCTCCAAACTACAACGTTGATCTCACTGTTCGTGTGTTTGACGATTTCTATGGCTTTGAGTCTGTAGTTCCAGTTAATGAGTGGGACGCTGTACTTTCTTATTTTAAATCGATCTACACCACAGAGTCTGCGGCTACAAACTTTACTACCGCCATATTCCGAGTGGCCAACCAGCAAGGCATATCGGCTATGTCATTGCTTGAGCAGATACAAACAGCATCGGGTCCCGCAGAGTTAGATATAACTATTGCTTATTATCTCAATGACTTGCGTAGCAATAGTACATTGTTGGGAGTATCAACCCCAATACAACCCAACTACTATCCCGCCCGTAATGTCCGAGCATGAGCAAGTTTGCACAAGGCGCCTACACCGTTAAAAACCCCGCCAAGTATGTAGGCAAGGGTATTCCCCGCTATCGTTCAGGTTGGGAATTGGCGTTTATGCGATTCCTGGACAACAACGAACACGTTATGCAGTGGGCAAGTGAATCTATACAAATACCCTATCGCAATCCAGTAACTGGCAAGCAAAGCATTTATGTTCCGGATTTTTTGATCACATACAAAACACGCCAGAATACCCTGGTTGCTGAGTTGATTGAAATCAAGCCCAAAAAACAAAGCATTATTGAAAGCAAAATGAGCAATCGAGATCGTATGGTCGTGGCTATTAACTACAGCAAGTGGGATGCGGCCACCAAGTGGTGCAAACGCAACGGTCTAACCTTTCGTGTTATAAATGAGCACGATATGTTCAAGAACGGTAAAAATTAAGCTCACCTGAGCCGTTAATACGGTAAATACAGTATGCGCAAATTAGAAGAACTATTCGACCTGCCTCCAAGTACAGCGGACTCAGATGAACCCGTGGTTTCAATTGATGAAACCAAGCAGGCTATAGCTGAAATTGACAGTACTATAGACAAAATTGATGCTGCATTACCGTCTGTGCGAGGACTGGAATCAAGCGATGGTGAAATGGATGAGCTGGCTACAAAAGCTACTGACACATTCAACGATTTGATGGACCTGGGCATGCAAGTAGACAGTCGCTATGCCAGTGAAATATTTGCTGTAGCCGGCACAATGTTAGGACACGCACTAACAGCTAAAACAGCTAAAATGAACAAGAAATTAAAAATGATTCAGCTACAGTTGCAAAAAGCCAAGCTGGATCTTGACAAGGAAAAAGTCAACAGTAAGGATGACTCTGTTGAAATAATTGAAACTGCCGAAGGGCAGGTGTTAAGTCGCAACGATTTGCTTGAACGGCTAATCGGCGCTCGGGACCAAAAAAGTAAACAAGCATAAATATTGTATAGGGATTAATCATGAAACATTTCAGAGAATATTTGTTAGAAAATGAGCGAGTATACAATTACCGCATTAAAATTGCCGGTGATGCTCCTAAAGACTTTGTTCGAGCTCTTGAAGAAAAACTTCAACAGTTTGACGTTGTTAAAATTTCTTCGCCCAAGACCACACCAGTAATGGCACGGTTAGCGGACTTTCCAGAAATTAACAACGAAAGCTGCACACACGTTGATGTAGAGTTTCGCTATCCAGCTATTGAGCCGCAGATTCGTCAAATAGCACAGCTATTGGGCTTGGATCCTAATCGTGTGCGTATGCTCACTGTGCCTTACGAAGACAGCAATGACAAATTAAATGCTGACATGGCAGCACAAAACAAGGATCTGTTGAAGTCTCCTTATCCTGCTCCCGATGCTGAACAAAAAGCCCTAAGCAAAGATTACTCTGCTGCACCTGATGATCACGCAGTATTGAAAAATGCATATCGCAGTGATTTCACTGTAGCCGGTGGTAAGACACCACCTGCTGTTACCACTAACAGTTTACCTATGGGAAATACAAGTCCCATGTCAAAGGTCAAGAGACCACCGAAGCCAGCAACTGGTTACAACCCAAGAGGATAATACAATGAGTTTTTTCTACAACCTAAATAAAAAATTTGCCGAGCTGGCAAAAGAACAAGAACAATCGCAGCCGGTTGAACAGGCCAAAACAAGTGAATTCAAAAAGATTGTCGAAGATAGTGAAAAGTGGATTCAAAAGACCGGTGTTGAAAAAAATAAAGGCGGCTTGCATCGTGCATTGCATGTGCCACAAGGTGAAAAAATTCCTAAGGCCAAAATTGAAAAAGCCACACACAGCAAGGACGCACATCTCCGTCACATGGCACAATTTGCTCAAAATGTAGCAAAGGAAGGCATGGCTGAAGGTGATATGGAAGAAGGTAATGAGTTTTCTGGAGAGTTAGCCAAGGCTAAATCTCAACACAAAGATTCGTTTAGTGTTGACGGTAAGACGTATCCTGTCAAAGAAGAAGGCATGAGCGACAAAGAAAAAAGTTTTGCCGCATTGGCTGAGCCCAAAGACAAAATTACTTTTGCTGACAAAATTGCCGGTGCTAAAAAAGAAGTTGACGAAATGTTAGGCGACGTAGCTGCTGACGCTATGCGTAATGCTCTTAATAAAGTTCGCGAAATCGAACATGATGATGTTGAAGAAGGTTGGGACGACATGGAGAAGAGCGTTGAAAAACGCCGCCAAGATATTTCCAAACTAAAAACCGGCGACAAGATGGCCGGCCATAAACACGACATTGAAAAAACAGCTACTGGCATGAAAGTTACACGCCGTGTGCGTCCCGATGGCATTAGCGTTGGTGCTGATGAAGAACCATCAGCTGACGGTGAAAAACGTGGTCGTGGTCGTCCAAAAGGAACTGGCGGTAAGATGGGTGCCAAAGGACCGTCTGGTCGTTCTAAACTAATGACTCGCGAAGACGACGAGTATGATGACGAAGCCGGAATGGCCAAGCAAGATTTGTCGCAGGCCAAAGATGCAGCCGAAGAGTTGCGTAGTATTTTGGCTTCGGATGAAAACTTGCCAGAATGGGTACAGGCAAAAATCACTAAAGCTGTTGATTATTTAGATACAGCTCGTGACTATATCAAGTCTGAAAAAGATGGCGAAGAAGAATTAGACGAAAAAGCAGTTAGCAAAAAGCAACAACGCTTTATGGGCATGGTTCATGCTGCACAAAAAGGTGAAAAACCTGCCAGTAAGGAAGTGGCCAAAGTTGCTAAGGATATGAAAAAGAAAGACGCCGAAGACTTTGCCAAGACCAAGCACAAAGGCTTGCCTGAGAAAGTTAAAGAAGAAGGCGCCGAAAAAGAAGCCACACCCGAGGAAGATAAACCAAAGAAATCCAAAGGTGGAATCAAGTTTGGTAAAGGTGTTTATGAAGAACTAGATTCAAAGCTAGAGCAGTTAATCACTGAGTCGATGAATTTTGACTTTCATGTAGGTCAAGGTCCCAATGGTGGCAACCAGAAAAGTCTTACTATTAACGCTACTGATGAAGATGCTGAAAAACTAGCTGATCTACTACGCTATGCTGGCATTGGTTCTGCTGAAGCACCTGCTGCCGACAACGCATCATGCCCAGTATGCGGCGAAAGTGCGTGTGGTTGCGAAGCTGTAGAAGAAGACCTTGCTAACTCGCCTAACGTTGAAGTACAAGACACTGAGTTTATGACTCAGACTATTGCAGGCGGCCTAAACAAGCCTAAGTCAACTGGTCAAACAACTACACCTGTTATTGCAAGTCAGTTGCGTAGACAAGTTAGCATGGAAGAAAGTGTCGAACTTGAGCGTAAGTTGTTCGACTTATACAAACAGTTTGGCAAATCATAATTTATAAATTATGAGAGCAAGCGAATTCATTACTGAGGGCCAACGTAGGACTCACAGGGCTCACGCTCGCCATGAATTCGAGCGGGCACACCCTGGCCTGATTGGTCCCGAATCTAAATCAGACACATACTGGGGACGTTATTATGATCACTATCGTGTGGCTGTGCTTGCTGGCATGGATTTAGAAGAACTTGAAGATGCCGACGATATCAATTTCTTTGGCAACGTACCTATTTTCAGTGCTTATACTGAACACGATCGCAAAAAATTGCTGGCCATCATGAAAAAACTAGACATGAATCCCGGCGATAAAATTGGTAACGGCAGCCACGAAACTGATGATACCAATACGGTTAGTCCTGTAAAATCATTCCGCGGTTACGCTAGATAGCCATGTGCATAATAGTCGCCAAATACTTCCCGGGAACAGGGTGGGCTGGTGCTAAGAACCGCGACCGCAAATACACACCTGAATTAGATTTCATTGAACAAGAAAAAGACGGCGTGGGTCGTATGATGATGCATGACTTGGTCACTGGCTATATGGAAGGCATCAACAGCAATGGTATCAGCATATTAAACACCAGCTTAGATGTGTTTGACGATGAACCAGACGTTACAGCAGGAAAAACAAAAAACAGTCCCGACGGCAAAATTATTGCTGAAGCATTGTTGCAAAGTAATGTTAAAAATGCAGTCAAACTATTGCTCAAGCACAAGTTAGTGGGATGCACTATGGTGTTTGATCAAAACACCATGTATCTAATAGAAGCATCTGATCAAGATGGCACTCGCCCCTACAGATACTATGTTAAAAAAATACCCAATGATGAAATTGTAGTAAGAACCAATCACGGCTTATGGATGCCCTGGTCAGGATTTCAACGCTCGTCAAAAAACAAACAAGAAGTTCTAGATCGTATCAGCAGCGAAGCAAGATTTTTGCAAGCTCAAGCAGTTGTAGAAAACGCAACTAAACCTGAAGATCTAGTTGATGGATTATGTCAAGTGTATATCAATCATCCGCAGCTAAATATAATGAGAACCAGTACTGAGGCAAACAAATATAGAACTACTAGCCAGCAGTTGTGCGTACCAAAAGAAAAAACGCTATACTGCCGTCCTGTAAGTAGTCATGTAAAGTTTGATTTCTGGGGATTGAATCAGCCTAATAATAATGTATGGGTTGAAATACTGGGCAATAGAGAACTATGGCAAAACACCAAAGGTGACCCACCGTTTGGCCATATGAAGTTAAAGGATTTATAATGCGAGCAAGTGAATTCGTTACTGAAGATTGGCAAAAGGTTAATAAAAAAGACAAAACTGATGGCATGAGTAAAAAGGCCGTTGCTGCTTATCGTCGCGAACATCCTGGTAGCAAACTAAAAACTGCTGTAACTACAAAACCCAGTAAACTAAAAAAAGGCAGTAAAGATGCCAAACGCAGATCAAGTTATTGCGCTAGATCTGCAGGCCAAAAGAAAATGCACAATATTGACTGTTCTAAAACACCTGACAAAGCAATATGCAAAGCACGTAAGCGTTGGAACTGTTAATGAGAGCACGAGAATTTATTACAGAAACCACATACGGCAGTGCCGCTGATGTTCCAGCATCTGGTAAAAAAATGCCCAAGTCGCAGCGTTCTGCACTAAAGGGTTTGATCAGCTTGCCCGATTTAAGTCAAAACAAGCAAGGCGGCAGCCCTTACACACAATGGCGCTTTGGCATTGCTATGGCAGGCGCTCCAGATTATCCTACAGATCCTGCTGGTGCTACTGCTGGAGACCCACTTCTGGCCACTTACACAGATGAAGAATTAGCCATTGTTAATTCGGCTGCAAAAATGGTTGGCGCGGGCCGTATTAAAAAACTTACTGACAATAGAAGCCACGAAGCCGATTGGATACAAAAAAACAGTCCCGTGAAACCGTTTAAGGGTTATCCACGATAGCCGTGAAACCCGTACTGATACTTCAGCATCAAACTCCTGACCGGCCCGCATATTTGAAAACGTGGTTGGATCACCACAACATTGTTTACGAAACACGTAATGCTGGTGCTGGAGATGAATTCCCATCTTCCATTGAGCCATACTCAGCACTGGCTGTTATGGGTGGCAGCATGAGTGCTAATGACCCACTGTTGAGCAATCGCCAAGCAGAAATTCTTATTTTACAAGCAGTAATAAAAAATCGCCCAGTTATTGGGCACTGTCTTGGAGGACAACTAATGACACGGGCCTTAGGTGGTACTGTTGGCATCAGTCCCGCACCCGAAATTGGGTGGCAACCTATCAAGTACACAAGTGATCCACTAGTAACACATTGGTTTGGTTCTAATCCCACACCAACAGTAATACAATGGCACTATGATACATTTTCTGTGCCTCCAGGTGCTACACTACTAGCTACATCAGACGCTTGTCCCAATCAAGCATGGACTATGGGCCCACATTTGGCTATGCAGTTCCACATTGAAATAAGCACAAATAAAGTGCACGAATGGATAGAAGACGATGATCCCAACTGGGCAAGTGCTCAAGAACAACACAAATCAGTGCAAAATGCCCAAGATATCCTAAGTGGTATTGACACTTATATGGCACAACATCAAGCAACAGCTTCACATGTATATCAAACTTGGTTGTCTACAACACCGTTTAAAGATTTATTAAATAATGATAAGTACTAGAATAACCTAACCAAAGGAAAACAAAATGTCGTCAGTATTAACATTTAGAAAAGGTGCATACTACCCGGGAACAAGTCAGGGCATCACTACCAGCGCCGTTGCTACATCATCAAGTGCATTGCAAGCTGACACAAGTATTATTCGTGTTGCCGTAAATCAAGACACTTACGTTGCACTTGGGAACGGATCAGCCACAGCCACAGCAAACGATCTGTTGATGCCAGCTGGCTGTGTTGAATTTTTTGCAGTGAGCAGTGACACTATTGTGTCTGTGTTGCAGGTAAGCACAGCTGGTAGAGTATCAATCACAGAGTTAACCAACGTTCAATAATGGTATCTAGATTTTTTAGGTCTCGTGGACTTGGCACTTTGAGTAATGCATACACTCCTGGTGCGCCAACTGTACCAAATCCTGGAGATATCGTACCAGATGCATCAACTGAATTGGTGATTTGGTATGACGCTGCAACCAATCAGTATTTCCAGCCAACTAACCCCGGTGACGGCGCTGGCATCACACAATGGAACGATCTTTCTGCTTTTGCCCATAACTTAAATCCAGTTGTGGGAGGCCCTAGCGGCAGGCCCAATTACAGAACCAATCAACAAAACGGTCTGGGCGCACTAGAATTTGACGGAACCGATGCATCCAGCAGTAGTCCAGCAACCTGGTTACAAAATTTGCCAGGCACCACTATGTGTATGGTAAGTCGATTCACCAACGGAACATCAAACGTCACAGAAACAATAACACAAACAGACTGTGGTGATCTTGGATACGGAAAAACTGCTGCCAACGGTTATGTTCTTTATATGCGGACTGGACAACCAGGTGCAATGGAAGCTGCCCCAACAACCCCGATTGGCACAGACAGTAACTATCACATACAAACAATTGTGTTTGATGGCGCAGGATTAACTAACGCAGATCGTTTGCGTTTCAGAGTAAATCAAGGAGATGTGCCATTGAACTACACAGGATCTGTGCCCACTGCACTCGACAATCTGTGCAATAGTTTTATTGTAGGCAGTGACATAAACGAAGAAACAGGCAATCAATTTACTGGATTTATAGGCGAACTTGTGTTGTATAGACGAGCATTTTCTCCCAGTGAAGTAGTGTCTTTAGAAAATTACTTTGCCGACAGGTGGAATCTGTGATTGCCTGTTTTGTTTTAGTTAACACTAAATACAACAACGGACCCAAATAATGGCTGAACCAAACCCCACAGAAGTATCACCTTGGTACTTGCGTAACATAAACCAAGCACTGGCGCTTGACGAAGCGTCGGGCAATGTCTATCTTAGAACTGGCATTGACGGCGACATCATCATCACTGGCAATGTCAACATCCCGGGATCAGTTGAAATCAGCAACGATGTAGGTAATCCAGTTCCAGTAACTGGTACTGTTGCTATTAGTACCGTAACAGGTGAAGTAACTGTTGTTCCTAGTGGAGCAACGTCAACTACTGCATGGAATGAACCACTGGGTATTACAATTTATCCAGTAGTACAGCAGGATGCCATATACGGTCTTGATTCTGATAAAACTAGAGCATACATAGCTGGCACAGGAAATGTAGCTGGTGCTAACTCTACAATAGTATTATCAACTGGCATTAATCAATACAGTTATGCCACTGCTCAAACAGTAAGAGGCATACGCTATCGCCCGGGACAAGGTGCACTTGCAAGATTTACAGCATACTTTGCCAACCCCACCACAGGATACACACAGCGAGCAGGCTTTGGCAGTTTAGAAAATGCCATACAAATAGGATACAACGGAGATGCAAATAATTTTGGTGTGCTGCGTGCCAGCGGCGGCCTAGCATCAATATATCGATTGACAGTTACTAATCCAGCAACCGGCGCTGGTAGTACGGTAACAATCACTCTAAATGGTACTGCCTTTGTAATAGCAGTTCCATCAGGGACTGTAGAGGAAAATGCTGCTTATATTGGGCAACAAACTTTCACTGGGTGGAATGCCGAAGAGCAAAACGCCCAAGTTACGTTCCAACGCCAAAGCCTGGGTTCCACGCCCGGTGCGTTTTCAGTGTCTGGGACAGGCACTTTTACTGCGACTCTGACAGAATTACAAATAGGTACATCACAAACAGAAAACTGGACTTACCAGGAAGATTTTAACATTGACAAGTTAAACGGCACTGGCCCGTCAGGCATGGACATTGATCCGTCTAAATTAAATGTTTATCAAATTAACTTTCGTTGGCTCGGTGCCGGTGAAATACGCTATGCCATTGAAGATGCTGCTGGAAACATGGTGTTTTTCCACCGTGAATATTACAGCAATCAATATACCACCCCACACTTGTTAAATCCAACAATGAAGATACAGTATGTCGCTGCATCCTTGGGAGGCACAGGAGCAAATGTAGTCACCGGAGGTAGTTCTCTTATGGGCGCAACTGAAGGTGAAATCGTACTCACTAACTATCCAAACGCAGTTGGAACCAGTTTAAGTGGTGGATTTGCTCAAAACACCTATCAACACATGTTAAGTTTACGCAACAATCAAGTATTCAACGGCAAAATTAATCAGCGTGAAATAATAGTTAAACGACTGTCAGCAGCAGCTAACTCGGCTAGCAGCTCGCCCATCCAGGTGTACATCTACAAAAATATTCAAACAACTGAACCTAGAGAGTGGTCTGGTATTGGTCCCGGAAGTTTTTCTGCTTATTCGCAGCAAGATACCGAGGTCGCTCATACCACATCCCGAGTTATTTTTCAAATGGTTGTTCAGCCCGGTGGTTCTGTTGAAACAGACCTAGGTGATCTGCGCATTATATTAGCACCTAGTGAAACACTGGCAGTTGGTATGTTTGCTACTAACACAGTTCAAAATGCAGCCGTAACACTAACTTGGTACGAAGATTAATAGCCAATGATTCATTGATATGCCGTATATCTTGGCAGGATATTTCATAGCAAATAAGGTTGACTCTTGCCGTGAAGTCGAGCTAAATACACAAGGGCATTAGATTAACACCAAGGAAACAATTATGAAAATTTCAGACGTATTACGTAGATTAGCAGATAATATAGATGGACACAGCGATGCTGGACAACCAGATCCTGCGATACAAAATCCAGCACAATTATCGTCTGTACCCACTGGTCAAAATGTTATTGTTGTTGATGCTGGTGTTGAAGATGAAGGTAGCCCCAATGGAACTACTCCTTCGGGCAACGATAAAGCACCCGAAGATCAATTTTTGCCACCGCTGCAAATGAAACAAGAGCTGTTGAAAAAAGCAGTAGGCGTAGAAAATATCTATGATGACGGTGGACCCACCGAACAAGATGAAGAAGATGAAATGTCCGAAGAGCGTGATGACATTGTATCTCGTATCAAGCAACTGTCAGGCATACCTGTTGCTGCTGTACAAGAATTAAGCAACGACGAAATACTTGACGACTAAAGGATAAAACATAGTGTACGAATATCGAGCAACTGTATTAAAAGTAATCGACGGTGACACAGTTGATGTTGACATTGATCTAGGCTTTGGTATTTGGCTACGCAATGAACGCATTCGGGTTGCTGGCATAGACACTCCCGAAAGTAGAACTAGCGATCGAGAAGAAAAGAAGTTTGGACTTGCTGCTAAGGCTCGTGTTAAAGAACTGTTAAAAGAAGAAAATCTAATACTTAAAACGGAAATTGATCGTTCTGGTGAAGATGCCAAAGGCAAGTTTGGTCGCATACTGGGCGACTTTGTTCTTGGTAATACTACATTGGGACAAACACTTATCAGTGAAGGTCATGCAGTTCCTTATCATGGCCAGTCAAAAGAAGATGTTCAAGCAGCACACATGGCAAACCGTCTAAGATTACTCAAAGAGGGTGTTGTAAAATAGACGAGCTATAAATATCTTTATGATAGACGATCACTACATAAAGATGTTTCGTAATCTAGCTGACGAAGCTGAAAATCGCACTGGTTATGAAATACCAGAACTACTAGGTCAATATGCAATAATGGTTTTAGCCGATCACATGCGAAAAACCGAGTGGTATCCCAAACCCAGTTTCACCGAAAACTACCTATCAATAAAAGACAGCACTCGAGCCAAAGAGTTAGCCGACGAGTGTTTGTTTATATCGGGTGTATTTCCTGAGTATGCAAGTCGCCGCGGAGTGGCTTTAACTTACTATCACACTCTTGGAGAAATGTGCTACAGCCGTGCTGCTGTAGACTTAAACAAAGAGCTGTTTCAAAATCTCAGCAATTATTTTGTACAAGTGTCAAAATGGACACGTAATGTTGTACATAACGTGGTAAACCTTTATTAACCACAACGGTGTTTTTAGATAAATTAGAGTATGGATAACTTCTATTGTGCCGCACCTTGGCGCGGATTGCATATAAATCCTCGTGGTGATATCAAAACTTGTTGTGCCGGCGATCCTAACATGCTGGGGAATCTCAACGATCAGTCAATTGAGTCAGTGTTGACCAGTGAGCTAATGCAGGAAATACGTCAAACAATTAGATCAGGTCGGCCCCACAAATATTGCTATAATTGTGTACAAGCAGAACGCTATGGCCGCAGCGAAAGGGCTTGGCACAACGAAATCAGTCCCAACTTCAATCTCCAAACAGCCAGCGATGTTGAGCATGCGCCTGCACTGATTGATTTAAGATGGAACACCACTTGTAATTTAAGCTGCAACTATTGTGGTGACAAGTGCTCAAGTAAATGGGCAGCATTAAAAAGCATCCCGTTCAAGTCAGGTGCAAGGCCATACTACGAGCAAGTATGCGAGTATCTTGAACAGCATAAATCCAGCATCAAAGAAGTGGCACTTGTCGGTGGTGAGCCGCTGCTACTTCCCGAAAACGAACGCCTGCTTGATGTTATTCCAGAAGATTGCTTAGTCACCCTGATCACAAATATGAGTGTGGATTTGAGCAAGAATAAAATATTTGAAAAACTTACTCGCCGAACCCGTGTAGGTTGGTCAATGAGTTTTGACAACATAGGTCCGCGCTTTGAATATGTGCGCCATGGCAGCACATGGCAGTTTTTAGTTGACAATGTTAAGCGTGTCCAACAATTGTTCTCCCAAGGGCAATGGGCTGGAATACACGCAGTATACAATTTGTACAATGCTACGCATCTCAATGAGTTTATTGATTGGGCAAAGAGCCTTGGAATAAACATACATTGGCAAAGTTTATATCAACCTGATTATCTTGACCCCCTTAAACATTCAGACGCTATTAGAAAGTTAGCACAACAAGAAATTGAGGAAGTTTTGTTTCGCACAGATTTGTCGTCAAGCGAAAGATTATTTTTTGAACAGGCTAGACAAAATTATCTAGCAGTTGGTCACGTAGACCTCAAACAACAACTCCGTGAACACATTAACGAAATTGAAAATGTGTACCATCCTGACACCAAGGGGCAGTTTGCCCAACTGTGGCCTGAACTAGCAACACATTTACCTCCATAATATGGCTAAAAGTTTAGAAGGCGTACTAATCAAAGCACCGCACAAGCGGCAAGCATTCACCGAATCTGAAATAACAGAATTCATAAATTGTGCTGACCCCGTAACTGGGCCTGATTACTTTCTTGATCATTACTTTTATATACAGCATCCAGTACTGGGCAAAATGTTGTATCATCCATATGAGTATCAGAAGCGGCTGATTAATGTGTATCACAATTATCGTTTCAGCATTTCAATGATGCCGCGACAAACAGGTAAATCAACGTCAGCAGCGGGCTACTTGTTATGGTATGCTATGTTTGTGCCCGACTCAACTATATTGATTGCTGCGCACAAATACACTGGCGCACAAGAAATTATGCAGCGCATTCGCTTTGCTTATGAGTTGTGCCCCGATCACATACGAGCCGGTGTTACCAGTTATAACAAAGGCAGCATAGACTTTGAAAACGGCAGTCGTATCATATCAGCCACAAC